CCCCCCGCCTCTGCCGCTACAATAGCAGTTAGACGCGCCACATCGTCTTGAGAGGCACCTAACGCCACCCTTGCAGCGCCCGACTCAGCTGACTTAGTGGTCACAGTGTTGAGCAACGTAGTGCGCCTCTGCTCACCTGACTTCATCGTATTCATTTTAAACTTTAAAATGTCCAGTTCACTTTCTGCTTCCGAAAGATGTGCGGATGCTTTCTTTGCATACTGATTCCATCTATCAAGATCAAGAATTTCTGCAATTAGTTTCTGGCGAACTGCGGCCGTCCCATACATAAATTCAGAAATCGAGTTCTGTGCAAAATAACAGGTATTCAAAAAGCTATCATATTTGATCTTAGTTACTTCAGCTATCTTATCGTCGAGTTTGGAACTCGTATCTGCCTTTACGGCATCAAGCGTCCCATCTTTATTGACTTTATAGAAATCAAGAGTTTGTTTGTTTGTTCTGTTTCGGCCACGTATGATTTTATACAAAACATTATCTACTTTAAAATCATAGGTGACTTTTGTGGAGTCAGTTTTGTCTCTTATAATGGAGGCTGAGTTTTTGTACCTTGAGTAGCCAGTCATCACCCATGCCAAGGCTTGAAATATTGTACTCTTGCCAGTGCCATTTGATGCGCCGGCAATGTTTATATTTTCTCCAGTGATTAGTGAAGATGAGAAGTCAAAATTAATTTCAGAGTCCTCGAAAGGACCGAAATTCTTCATGTGTAATTTAATCGGTATCATTTCTGACCTTCTTCTGCAATTATAGCATTTCCTACTTCAAGTAGTGCCGCCAGAACTGTTTTATCTGAGACAGCATTAGAGATATATTGTGACCAGGTGTCTGTATCGGATATCTGCTCTTTGATGTCTGATCTACTTACGCGTTCACTTTCAATTGTCATAACCGGAGGAAGGCAAAAGAACACACCTCTTTGTCCGAGGTACTGCCTTATTTCTTCTGCGTCATATCTTCCAATATCATCGGCCTTGACTTTGATGTTGATTTTTACGATTCCGCCCTTAATCGCATCTGTTCCTATTTGTTTATCAAGTCCCGCTTGCACGACGGCAGAAAAATCTACTCCTGATTTGGGGATGACAAGATTGTATTCGAAGAAGTTCCTACAGGGAAGATCGATCCAATCTATTGTTCGTGCATCCAAATCAACTGCACAAACTCTTTTTGTATGTGCCTCAAACGCTCCACGCTTCTCTAGCGAACCTACGTACCAGATTGGTGGATTTGAGCTAATCTGACCTGGAGTATGTACGTGCCCCATTACCGTCAAGTTAAATCTGGCAAAACTTGACTTGGGCAACATCAGTTCATTATCAGTATAAAGCTCAGCTTCTTCTTCTGGGAAAAATGTTCCTTCAAGGGCCATGTGCCCAACCAACATGTTGGTTTTTGTTCCATTGCTTGTAGCTAGTGCCGATATCTGCGCATCTGCAGCTGTGATTGCGTCTGCGTATGTAGCTGCTCCATAATAACGTCGATCTCGATATGGCAAAAAGTGCAACTTATGACCATCTAAATCCAGTGTAGTGGGATCATGAGCTACTATTATATTCGGCAGTTGTAGTTCTGCCAAATACGCCAATGTCGTAGTATCACTGGTCCGCTGCTGATCGTGGTTGCCTTCGATAATGACTATCTTTTCTATTCCCTTGTTGAGAGCGTGACGAAGTGCGCCACTAAAAAGTTGCTGCTGAATCATCTGCGGATACCGATGCTCGAAAATATCTCCGGTAAATATAAGTACTTTGCAGGTAGGTGCCAGTGCATCAATGGCCCAAATCAAAGTCGTATAGTAATCTGTCAGTCTTGTTGATATGCCTGTTACCGAATCCTTAGGTCCTGCTTTTGTTGAGGCACCAAGGTGACAATCTCCAATTATTCCTACCATCATTTCCATCGCCTCGTAATTTCCATATTTAGCTGCAAAAACCGCCCACCTATTTGCTGTGGAGTTTCAGACTCCATCTCTATAAGCATGGAATCGAGTCGGTTAAAAAACTTTGCCATCCATCGGTCTATCTCAGAAAAGTCTGGGGCGCCGATTCTAGAGTAAATCAATTCTCTGCACTTCTTGGTAAGCTTACATGCCCCTGCCTCTATCACTTTGTGAACATCTGGCGTATCGGGGATCTCTATAGGTCCGCCAGAAATAGCAGCATCTAAAGCTGCCGATGCACTGCCGCCAAGCAACGAAATCAAATCAAATGCATCTCCGTAGGCTTGGCAGCCAAAGCAAAAGAACTGACCTGTTTCTCTTGAGAAGTAGAAGGAGGCCGTACGCTCATTGCCGGATTTGTGTTCTGGATTTGGGCAAGAACATTTATGGGTAAATTTTCCACTCCCCGCTTGAAGCGGACGATTCTTGCTCAGCGCCTCGAATGCTTTCTCCGCTGCTCTCTGGGAGAGAGCTGCTTTCGCCTGATGCGAATGGTGCGTCGGCTCGTCGAATGATATCCTGCCCATGTGCTTTCTCTTTCTCCAATGCAACCAATCTAGTCCTAATCGAGGCTGACTCCTCAGCTTGTTCTTTAAACTTGCGTTGCAAATCAGCAAGTGCGTTTAGTGCAAGCATTGCCTCCAGCCTTGCTCCTTCTCCGGGAGCCAAGCTATCTAAAGTACGACAAACGGAATTAAGTGACGACTGAGAAGGCATATTTCCGCCTTTCCATTCATCCCACCATGCTTTAGCAACTTTGTCTGCCTCTGACCTTGCTTGCTCTAAGGCTTTAAAATGTGCAGCTTGCTTAAGAGGATTAGGTGGGCTCATGGATCTGTCCTATAAACATACATTCCGCATCGTTTGTGCAACTTGACCCATTCTTGAATGGGTCCTATTTTTGGATGAGGAATATATCCGGTCGAAAGAAATTGTATTAAGTTAACTACACCATTTTGGTCTGTTATGGGATTTAAATGAACTTTACATATGCGATAAAGGTAATTTTGTAACTCGAAGTCATCCGGGGCTGCCAGACGCGTATCAAAAAGAGTAAATGAGGTGCCGCCGCACAGTACGACGCCAGCCTCTTCTCTCCCTCTGCAACCCAGGACTAAGATTGATTCTATCATGTAATGAAAATACCAGCACCTGGCTGGTATTATCCCCGCTCAAATTTGATGCGACACGTTATTTTGATCCCACGATTCCGTCTGCAAACCCATAAATAACCGCCTCTTCTGCAGAAAAATAAACCGTTTTTCGCGTAAAATCCTCTTTAAGCTTATCGATACTATTTCCTGTATTTTCGGCATATAGTTCATACAATCTTTCCGTCAAAGCATCGTTGTGCTCAATTGCCGACTTAAGCTCAGAACTTTTTTGCGAAACTTCTGGAAAATTGGCCTCATGGTCCATCAACCAACAATTAGGATAAAGTAATCGCTTATGACCAGAAGACAGGACCAATGTCCCTGCCGACATAACGCAGCCCAGCCCGTAGGTCCAAATTGGCACTGGAGAGCTTTTTATAATGTCGTACATAGCAAAAGCGTCGTACACGCTACCGCCTTCGGTAGAGAGTACGACGCAAATTGGCTCATTGCTATGTTGTGATAACTCTGCTATTTTTTCAAACATCATTGCCGTTGCAGGTGGCCCAATTTCGCCTATAAGAAGTATAGAGCGACCTGGAATATGGGGCGGAAAGTGCATTGGTTTCTTTTTTGCTTTGCTCATAGCAGGTTTAGTACTTCATTGATCGGCGTTACGCTCGCTTTTGCGGCGCCGTTTGGCCGCGCGGCGCTGCTTTGCCTTGCGCTTTTCTGAAGGAGAGCGAGCAAATTCACGCTCCTTAAGGTCACGCAGCATCCCGCTGCCCTCTACAATCCACTTAAACCGACGAATCAAGCTATCGGCAGACTCTCCATCACGAAGCTTAACGGCAAGACCTTCAGGATCGCCCTCGCGCTTGGTTTGTTTTCTAAATCCTCGATTTTCCATTACTTTTTTCCCTTCATTACATAACGATAGCCCTTTTTTAGCTTCTCGTTAGTTTTTGTTTCCAAAAAACTGTATGCGTTAGTTGATCTGTCTTTGCCAGTAAAAACCTCGCTATATGCGCCCGATGTGCCTGTGGAGGCGATATTGCCATAATTATAGCAGACTAATGTCTTAGTTGACTGTTCTTCCAGCCAAGCTGACCAAAATTTCCATTCTCCCTTAGTCGTGTGCTCAAGACATCTGCGCTGTGTAGCTTTGGAAGAGGCTTCTGTCCACGTATGCTTAGCTGGAAAACATTCCGAATCTACTACCCCGTCCCCAAAAATTCCACCATCATTCTGATTAGGGGGCGGGCTAGAGCTAAATTTGGGCCAAAATACGCCGATATCGCCAATATTAGAGGTACTAGGCCGCATCCAGGCATCAAATGACAAAGACATCCCAGTGCTATCAAGTGGAATCGCCAGCTCTTTATCAAAATCTGTCCAGTATAGTAAAGTCAGTGCATCTTTGCCGTCTGGTTTTGAAAGAATAAGCGTATCTACTGTCTGATACCCTAGATTTTGTCGCATTGCTGGAATAAGCAAAGTTACCTTCCACAAATCACCTCCCAGCAAAACCATGCTACCATCCTTGATGGATGGCAAGGAGTCGTCGACAGGAAGCTCTCCTAGCTTCGCCGAATACACAGCAAACTTATTTGAGGTGCTTATTGCGAGATCTTTATTGGGGACGGCCGTATTTATCTTCATACGCAGTAGTCCACTAGCACAAATCCGGCTGCAATATGGTTCTGGATCACCTGGTTCATATTGGCCTGACTACGGCCAATATCAATCCCATTCCCCCAGGCGTAATGGTACACTCTTTTACTAGATTTTTTCTTGCCGATCTTTACGGCATGCTGGGAAGTGAAGTATCCGGGATTTTGAGTAGATACATAGCCTGGCGTCTTCGCCTCTGCTTGCCACAGAAACCCTAGTACAATTTGGTCCGTGCTTGGATTAACCAAGACACTAATCTCTTTCCAAGAAGGAAGAGTGTTCTTAATTTTGTCAACAAGGTACTGATAGTCAATTTCAGTTTTGCATATTTGCGCCTTTATGTAGGCAGGAGCAGTAGCGCTGCCGAGCTCAAAAATGCTGGGCTTAAAGCAATCTTTTAGGGTAACTTGCTTCTTGCCATCAGAAGAAAGAATCAAGATCTCTTTTTCAAAGTCTGAGCCAAAGCAGAGAGTACTGCAATTACCCGTATCCAGCTCGCTACAGACCAGTGTATCTACAACTGATCTGTTGATCGACTCAAGTCGGGCCGGCATCACCAGATCAACTCTATGAAGAGTTGAGTTCGGACCTAGTCCGAAGAGGCCACCCTGAATCAAGTCGGTAGGACTTAATTCGCCGAATATTTTTCGGACTCCGAATAATTTTTCCATCTAGGAACCTTTCATCTTTATCGTTCTAGGCGCAGGGACATTTACCGCCGACCGATTTATGTAGAAAAGAAAAAAGGCTCCGAAGAGCCCTGTTTTCAGCGGTGGGTTGCTTGTCCCATAAACAATGGCAAATCAGCTTTAGGCTCCCTAGGAAGCGGCTGTGCCGAATCCATATCGACTTTTGGCTTAATTTGACCGGTAGCCAGCGACTCGGCTCCAAACTTGGAAGCCTGGAAGAAATTTAGCTTAGCGTGAATATCCGCCCATGAAGCATACGAAGTTATGCCAAGTGCGGCCAAGGCAGCCTTAAGCCCGCTGCCAGTAATCTTACCGGCAGGCAGTATAAACGGGGCCGGCTGACCGGATTGAGCGAAAAGATCAGCAATCATGCGCAAGTGATCTGCGACCTTCTGATGTTTTTCATCTAGAGCTGAGACGTGCTGAGCCTTAAATGAATCATCTATACCTTTTTCAATGCCTGCTAGCTCATCAACTGATTTAAAGTGCTGTTTATCTAGCTCGGCACCAGCAGGATCCCACTTGTCAGAGGAAAGTCCGCCTACATCACCATGTAGGTGGCGGGCATCCAGCATCTCTCCTGCTTGATCCCAGGGCCCTGCAATGCTCGTCAGCATCTCATCTAGAGCCTTGGCAATGGCTGAAAAACCTGCCTCGTCGGCCTCGTTGGCTAGGGCGGCAATCTTTTGCACAAAATCCTTCATCGTATCTCCTAGGCACCGAAAAGGCGCTAATCAAAGCCATCCAATTTAATAGTTTATTTCAAAAGTCCTGCGACATAACCTGCTATTGATAAGGCACAAGTTAGGCCGGGACTTTCTATACCCAACAAATTCACGACTTGTGAAGATGCAGTTTCTCTATACCGAATGTCAAAATCTGTCGATATTGACCCTGCACTAATTTTAGGTCTTATGCCAGCATAGTCTGGCCAAATACTGTCAGCCCTCAAATCAACATCCAAATATTTTTGGATGTCTCTAATAAATTCAGATTTTCTGTCTTCATTAAGTGAATAATCGATATCTAAGATTGGGTATGCATTAGGCCCGAAGCCTATCCGACCATCCAAATAATGCCTGGTGTGAATACCTAGGGAAAGACGATCAGCGGGCGGAACAGAATAGACAAGATGGGGGAGATTTGAGATCATGTCAGTGACATAATATTCTCCTTTGTAGTACTTTAACTCCGCCCTCTCTCCGGTCATCCTGGCTATTTTGTCAGAATGTAGGCCGGCACTGTTTATCAAAGTATTGGTCAATATCTCTGTTCTATCTTCGAGCCTAATGAGGATTTTCTCATCAACTTCAATTGAGATAACCTTGGCGTTATATTGAATATGCCCGCCGGCGGTCTTTGTCTGATTTACGAGAGTTTGCATAAAACCGTGCGAATCAAAAAATCCCGTATCGGACAAGAAAATGCCTGACTCTGCTTTGACTATAGCGCATCGTTTTCGCAACCCTCTGCCGTCCAACTCTTCGAAAGATAATCCTAGGTTTTGAGCCAGGGACACAAGCCTACTTAGCTCCGCTTGTTCATCAGCTGCAGCAACAATTAACTTGCCACATTTTTGAAAGGCGATGTCGTACTTCTTAAGGTAAGCGTACAGCTGTTCCTTGCCAGAAAGGCAAAGTGTTGATTTGAGACTGCCAGGCTCATAATAGATACCAGAGTGAATCACTTCAGAATTCCGGCTGCTAGTATGTTGGCCAAAAGACGACTCTGCCTCAAGTACAATAACATCAGAGTGATGCTGACTTAATTCAGCTGCAATAGCCAAACCAATCGCACCAGCTCCGATGATAACTGGACCAACCTCAATAGCTGACATCACATATCTTGTATTTGCTGTGCCAGGCTAGGCACATCAAGTTTTGACAAAAGAGACTTTTCCGTCATCATTGTTCGGTCAACCGCTTCGAGAGTATCTATTCTGTTTATAGAGATCCCAAGATTGAATTTTTGATTTATCATCTCTACAAGATCTACTTTGCAGACAGTGTCAGAATGTACATGAAAGAGGCCATTCTCATACAAATTTTTTTCAAGAATTTGATGACAGGCTGATGCAAACTGCTTTGTAGTTATGCCATTCCAATAGTGATTTGTAAATCCATTAACTGACTTGCCCGCTTGAGATTTTACCCACTCGACAAGACTCGCGTTTTTGTGAATCTCTTCGCCTATAATCGAGGTACGAATCACCATGCAATCCTTTGTTTCGCCAAGAGACTTTGATTTTCCGTACGCATCGAGTGGATCGTGCAGACTAGATTCAGAATACCCACCAGACTTGCCAGCAAAAACACAATCGCTGGTAATATGGATCATTTTAACACCGAATGCTGCGCATGTCTTAGCAAGTTGGTGCGGCAAAAGTGCATTTAGAAAAATAGCCTGTTCGGGATCTGAGTCCATGAACGGCTTAATCGTGCCCACCGCGTTGATGACGAGATCGGGATTCTTTTGCATTCTGGCAAAGACATCATTTAGTGATGAGGTTTCGCCAGTCCTTCCGGTTGGATCGTAACTGATCCAGTTGCTGGAGCCATATACGAGTGACATGTCGCGCGTAGTTAGCCACACATCGTAGCCTGGTAAGCTCTGGAAATACTTCCCGACCGCATTGCCAAGCATACCTGTGCCACCCAAAATCAAAACAGTTTTCATCAGCGCACCTCAACAATAAATGGGTCTTTTCCACAAAGCCATCCACTACTGACCGAACTGTGGAATGGAAATCTGTAATCGTCGCCTTTGGACTGTTCCAGGGTTGAGGTTGAAAGAAACATTAGTTTTGTATTAGGTTCAAGTGTACGAGTGCCATTTGCCATGCCTGGTGGAATATATATGATTTTTGGCTGCTTTGCCGAAACTACAAACCTCTCCATCTCAGAAAAACGAAGACGGTGCTGATACTGGGTGACGTCACCATAATCAGAATCTTCTGAGACATAAGGAAGAGATTTTTCCACCATTGGAACTGCCGCAATAATAGCTGACCCTTCGAGGACAACTACATACTTCCCTTCATTCATGTGACCATGCCACGCACGAATACTGCACGCATCGTTGTTTGTAACCATATACATACGGCGCACACCGAGCGCTCCTAAATCTAAATCATTGAAGTACGCAAGGGCGCCCCGATCATCGTATGCGACACCACCCGTAACTACGCTACATTTTGCCATATCAAAAACCACCTAACTTCTTTATAAAAGCTGCATTTGAGTATATGAGATCAGAGGTATCCTTGATACGGTTTTCTCTGATTAATTTATTTATTTGAAGAACTCCATCTGCTAGAGTCATGATGTCACCCCGTAAAACACAAGAAATTCTGCCACTATGTGATCTATATTGTCGAAGTCAGTATATGGTATTCTCAGAAGTGGAATGCCTTTGTCAGCGCAATATTGATTTTTTATTTGGTCATTTGCCTTTGTTTGAATTTCTCTTCGCCACCCCAGTCTTTGATTGGCATGAAATGCTGTTGCCCATCATATTCTATACATATGTTGTAGTTATAAAGATAAAAGTCAAAAAGTAGTGCATTTTGATTCTTGCAGTCAACAAATGTTTTTTCTTGTTCGAAAGAAATTCCCTTGCTGTTTAAGAGTTTTGCTATTGCTGCCTCTCCTTTTGAGACCCTACAGTTGGGGCAGCCGTTTCCACCGCTTCTTTTAGCGACTGCTGCTTGCCAGACATTGCTGCACTGACTGCAATTCCAGCAAGCTTTATAATGACTAAATTGCGTGACCTCACTTGGTGTTTTTTTATTTAAAGCGGACCACTGCGACGCCAGGTCTGGCCGCAGATAGGCTAGATTCGTATTTTCGGCAACTCGCCGGCCAGAGCAGTATGGACATCTGCTGCCGGAAGCAGCTATGCACACGCGGGTATCGTACTCCTTACGGCAATCTTCTTTTTGACAAATCAGCCAAATTTTTTGCTCTGATCCACTCGAAAGATTCTCTGGCAATAATGTATTGTTAAGGCTCCATATTGCAGCAAGCTGAGGATGGCTTTGAAAAAGCGGAGTTCCTATCGTAGGAAAACAGCGAGAGCACTTAATCTTATTGCTTAGCTTTTGTTCAATTTTGCCACAAAATGCACCCTTACATAGTCGGCAAATCCATGAGATTCTCACTTTTGACTCTATTGAGATTTTATCAATCGGTATCTTGTTTTTTAAAGAGTACTCCTCTGCTATATCTGGATGTATGTCAATAAGTCGTACGCACTCCTTGCCTGTTCGGGGATCAAATAAACACTTGCCGCACTTAGGCATCTTGATTTCTCACTACCGATTTCTTTGTCTTATCGCCACACTGATCACACGTCCAGTTTAATACTTTTTCAGAACTGGGGCCAATTACACAAATATCTGCATCTTCACTGAAGTCGCAGATGTCTTTGAGATAAGGATACTGAGCACCAGCAGATTTTTGTGTACGTTGCAAACCTTCGTAGCAACTACGATACCCTCCTTGCCCAATGGCTCTTTTGCAAGGCTGCGAAGCCCACTCATGGCTGCATACATTACAGAGCCACCATATTTGCTTATTTGAGGTTTTCGCGACAGTATCTGGCGTCAAGCCGTTATTCTTTCGTGGATGAAACTCCAGTGCAAATTGAGGGAAAAAAGTTCTTAGGCTATTGCTTTTGTCGACCTGCTTTCCGTCGCAGATGGCACATTTTATATTTGTTTTTATTCCACAAAAACTTGCCCTGGGAGTGTGTCCGCATTTCGAAAAACAGAAGTCGGTTTTTGTGTTATACTCAATGTATTTTCCAACAATGAAAATGTCGCTCCTGTTTTCAAGCAACCAGTCTTTGATATATTCTTCTGTGAACTTCATGTTATTTTTAGTTTTTTTACGTGTTCGCCATTGTTATAAGTAGAATCGTCTAGATTAGATATCCGCTTCTCAGAAACAAGTTTATTTATGCTCAAAATGGCGTCATCTATTGTGTGTTTTATAGGACAACCTAGACTGGAAAACTTTGTTCCGTCTATCTTGTAGTTCCTCATATCTGAAAATGGAAGGTTGTTGAAAACAATTTCTGATGTCGAGCCTGATACAGATACCACCTTCTTGGCAATATCACCCAGTTGCATGTTCTCTTCAACTAAGTTATATAAGCCAGAGATGTTATTCTTAATGCCAAAAATTATGCTTTCGCTCACCTGAAGCACATTCAAAATAGGCCTAAACTGATCTTTGCCCATTACCACAAGTGGCAAATTTTGCGCGGCCCTAACACTCCAAATATTCAAAACAAGATCATTTCTGAATCTGCCTGGGCCTAGACCGCCATGCTTCCCTAATGGAGAACTGAAGCCACCCAAGGTACCTAGTCTAAAAACAAGACTGTTCGGCGCGTCTTTAGTGACCTTCTGTTCAGCCATGTATTTTGTTGTTCCATACAAAGAAATCGGATTTATCTCGGATGTATCTTCAGATAAAAGATTATTATTCCTTCCATACACACTGGCGGTCGAAGGAAATACAATCTTGCCCTTGTAGTTATTTACAAGCCACTGTACGCTTTCAAAATTAATCTGCCGAGTCGCTTCTTCATTAAAAGCGGAAGCTGCTTCCCCGGTTAAGCACGCAAGCCAAACAACCACATCAAAATCATGAATTATTTTTTCTAACTTTTCATAATCTCGAACATCGCCATATACAAATTTCACATCATACGTGTATGAGTTTGTGTACAGCAAATTATCATATACGGTTACATCATACCCCTCTGCTAAAAGCAGATCTACGCAATGTGTTCCAAGATACCCAGCTCCGCCCGTGACAAGAATCTTCATGTTTCTTTCCTAGTATTTAGAATTGATTTGCAACAGCCATATTTACACTTGCACACAGTCGAACTCTGGTAAAATCTTGCTTAGTTTCGCAGTATCTCTACTATCACCGAAAATAAATGGTACGTCTTTCATGTACCTAGTCTCATATAAAAGATTATCGTACACAGTGACGTCATAGTTCATATCACTTAGCAAATCAACCATCGGTCCGCCAAGATATCCAGCGCCGCCAACTATTAAAGTCTTCATAAACTTCCTTTTAATTTAGCATTTGTCATTTTTGCCTTTTTAAGCCTTATCTAGAAACGCAACGAAAACTTCTTTTATTATAGAAACGGAGAAGCCAAGCCTCATAAAGTACTCCGGATCAAGCTGTATTTGATGCCGCTCATACTCATTGTCTCTTAATTTAACCGATGTGTGGTTGTCGTCCCATATATGTGGACCACCTATAATGACTTTTTTTTGTTGCCGTACTATTTGTCCTTTTGTAAAAATACTAGATATTGCTTTTGATCAAGAGTACTGCGCCATGTTCTTTTCTATGTCGACAACGATTACAGCTACGACATATGCCACCACACTTACCCAAAAAACTCTACCATCACAAAATCAGAATGCTCAAATGACAGAAATAACTGCTTTAGGTCATCTAATTTGGTTACCTTGCCATACTTTGACAACAAATCCATCCACCACTCTGTTGGCTTTACGTTGTAATGCGAACCATGCTCCCCACCATCGAAATGAATGGAGCACACAAAAATATCACTAGAGTTTTTGACATTCGAAAGAAATGACTCTATGTCGTCTTTTGGTATATGCTCTGTGACCTCAAAAGCGGTCATAATGTCAAAACTTTTTTCCAGAGAAAGAGGGGATATGTCTTTTCTAAAATCACATACCGCATACTTGCTCTTCGGTATTTTGATTATATTGTTTTTAAAACCGTGCGCACAACCATCAATAGCATAGCTGTTCCATCCCGCGGAATTTAATTTTTCACTAAGGGCGGCAATTGATGCACCTATGTCACAATGCACCTTAGAAGTGCCAAATTTTGCCAATAGAAAATCGGCTGACCTTTGAGCAAATGCCTCATTTGACATCGAGTATTTTCCAGAGAAATTGTCTCGAATGTTTTCGATATGGTTATCTAATGTATCTATCTCTGAGACAATCGTGCCCCATATTTTTGAATCTTCTGGCTTTTTATTTGTCATTTGAATATCTCCTTATTCATCCATCTCTCCCTCTTTATAGTGATATACAATGGAATCTGTAGCAGTTACGTGTCTGACTCCTGCTTTTTCAAGACGAAATACGAAATCTTCGTCTCCATACCTTAAAACTTTGTCCCATGTGCCCGCTGAGATGTTGCCTTCCGGAAAAAGGCCAGCAGCATATGCGACATCTTTATAAATTGCACAAGGCATATAGGCGCCCCCGATGCTTGTGCCGGGCTTTGAAAGCTCTGCAGCCAATTTTAAAAATTCGTCCTCTTTAAAATTAGAAGGATGGCTGCCGAATTCTCCGTGAATTGCGCCGTCAAAAACACCATGGCGAGGATGACGCCTCTCTATCAAGTGAGAGCAAACCATTTGCGTCTTATTTGTGTTTTTGATTAAGTTCTCTAACCAGTCAGGCGAAAACTGCATATCGCTGTTTATTAAAACCACAATTTCGCCGGCGGCATGCTCAAATGCCTTGTTCCACCCTCGGTATACCCGATGTATGTATTCTGGCTTTGCAAACCCCATTTTTAACAATTCCTTGTCTGAAAAATGTCTATTGTTGTTTATGAAATGCTTGATACCCTCATTCTGAAGATATGATTTTACTAACTCTGTGGCGTCATTCGCAATAAAGAAAAACTCAGCATCTCCAGTATGGAGAAGGGAGGTATGTTTTTGAATCGAGCGATAGGTTGACTCCGCAAATTTGGTTGAACGATATATCAAAGACGCAATGGAGATTCTAGGGTTCATTTGTTTTCCGCGACAATGGAATCAAAGTAGGTACGCCAGCTATTTTTTGCTGTAGCACGATCCCATTTTAGACCAAATACATCATCTCGTGGATTTTGAGAAGGAATGAAGTCCTTGCTCAGAGAATGCATATTTATGATTTGAAGATTACATGCCATTGCTTCCCACTCAAGCATAAAGAATGGTCTAAGTATGCCGCATGAAAGAAATGAATCAGCGCATCCCATTAATTCTGCAATCTGCTCCTGAGAAATGTGAGTATACTCTTGAGCGCCTGGCAGATGTCCAGCTTCGCTATGTGTTTTCCAAACAATGATGAAGTGTGTATCTGGATTTGACCTTTTCCACGCCTGAAGATGCGAAAAGCCCTTCATCGGATGCGTAGTTCCTCCCCAGAAAATGACTCGTTTATCCAGTGGAACGTTCCATTTTCTTCTTAGTGCGACTTTGTCGGCAGCCGGGCGAAACAAATCAGTATCTACTCCTATCGGCATGACTTTGATGTTTTCAACATCAGGATAAAAAGTCTTGGTCAACTCTGTGGGAGTTGTTCTGAATTTACATGATTGCGCACATTCGTCTATCTTTTGAATCACTGGGTCAAACTTATTTGAGTTCAAGGCTCGCTTCATCTCGGGATGAAGCTCCCAAAGCAGAGCTATGCTATTTTGAAAATTAGATGACTTGCCCATTGTCGAATATCTTAAAACAACATCTTCTGATGACAGATGTTTTGGACTTGCATCAAAAACCGAATCCGGAAATTCTCTTTTTATCCAGGTCCAGAAAGTATCTTCTCCTAGACCCGACGCAACCTCTGGTGTTAAAACAATCATATGGAGACCTTTATTATGCTGAGCTTTTGCGCAAATACGCTTACGCGCTGAACTGATTCAATTATCTTCATCCTGCACCGACTACATCTTTGATCATTTTCGACATGGTATTATTTGGCATGAACACAGATGGCCCATAAACCAGACTCTCATACTGCTGAGAAAGCTTGTGTCCACCAAACCAATGACAGCCGATACTCGTAACTGGGAAGTCTACAAGCTGTCCTATCGAGTGCAATCTCGGGATCGTGACTGGAGATATGTGATACACTGAACTTTTTGTGATGTTGGCAACCATAAGTTGCGGAAACGCGGCAGTAAGACGGTCCATTGTCTTATAACCATTATTTAATAACTCTGCCCCAATAGCCTGATAGGTGCTCAGAGACTCATTGTAGGATCGCTTTTTACACAAAGCAAATAACTCATTCTTTGGAGCTGAGCCCAATAGGCCAATCGCATGTGACTTAAGATCGGGATATATGTGAATAATCGTGTCTGCTGCCTCAGGTAAGCCAGACTGATAGCCGATTTGATCTATACTTTTGAAAAAAAGTATATCAAGATCACACCAAATTCCGCCCTCGCCAGATAACAAATGCCATCTTAGAAAGTCTGCTTTATGTACTTCGTGTGCATCATTTTTGAACCCATAGTCTTCGAAGTTGTGACGAATTACTTCATCGGCCGCATCTAATGCGGGACCGAAAAAATTCTCCCGTAGGCCGCCAGCTTGACTCTGCTCGCCTGTTTTCCATGTTACGGCACCACCGGCCACACTTGGGACGTGCAACTTTACGGTCCAGCCTGTACAGAATTTCTTAATTGAGAGCAACGATACGTACCGAAGATACGACATCTCTTCTGTCGGAGAGCCCCAATAAACATGAATTACTCGTGGTATCTTACTGGAAATCATGACTTCCTATGGCAATTAATTGAGGAACTAGCCGTAGTTACATCCTAAGGGAAGTAGTAATGGCTTTTAAGAGCACAGATGAAACTGTAAATGAGGGGAATCATTAGGAGAGATTTACATGAACGTAAACGTACTTAGGTCGCACTCTGCAAATAATACAAAGACAATTGTTACAGTCGCGAGTATACGTCCAGATCTGCCCAGATTACAGGCTCTGATTAAACTTCTGGATAAGTCGGAATACAATCATGTATTTATTTCATCCGGGCAGCACTATGATTACGATAGGTTTGGAATCTTTTTAAAAGAACTTGAGTTGCGTGATCCCGACATTCAATTAAGCTCCGGCGCTCCAGGTCGAGATGCATGGCAACAAATCACAATACTGGGTGAACAACTAGTTACGGCGCTGAATTCTCTACCGCAGAGGCCAGACTTGGTCTTGTTTTTAGGCGACAGCAATAGTGTCGTCTCCTCAATAGCAGTGAAACGAGCCGGCTACAGAATTGGACACATAGAGGCATTCATGAGGGCATACCCGACGCCCCAAGATATGTTTGCCTTAGGAGGATGCCCTTTACCAGAAGAGTTGAATAGAAGACTGATAACCACGGCCTCTGATATATTTTTCACATATCACGAAGACTACAAAGAACACGCCAAGAAAGAGGGAATTCCATCTGAACGAGTATTTGTTATATCCAATACGATAAACGAAGCAGTCAGCTCATTCTTGAGCGTCAACTTAAATCCAAGCAAAAAAAATATTATAGTCGATATACACAGGCAAGAAAATATAGAAAGTTATGAAAGACTTTCTTTTATAATGAATGCCTTGCGCTCATACAAAGCGCGCTATAATTTCAACATAGACATGCTAGATTTCGGTCGAACGACAGACGCTCTTGTTAAACATGGAATTGATTATTCTCATGTAAACTTAGTTCCACTAATGGGATACAAAGACTATCTAGAATTCCAACAAAATTGTCTTTTTGCTGTCTCTGATTCGGGGAGTTTTAGCGAAGAGGTGGCAAACTTCCCTACTCCAATTCCTTGCATCTGTCCTCGCTCATGTACAGAGCGACCTCGTGCAGTTTCTGGAGGAGGTGCATTTATGTTGGAAACTTCAGAACTTTCATTTGACGAATCTATGAAATGGCTACAGTCCTGGGATCCGAAAAATGTAGATGTCAGCTGGGTGGGCAGTAAAAACTCATCTGCTCAAATTTTAAACATACTGAGGGAAGTCGATGGAAAATTCTGGTGATGAAATATGGACAAATCTAAATGCAGTTTCTAGTGAGTTCTATAGATATGAAGTATCTAACTTCGGAAGAATAAAAAACATAAGCACTGGCAAAATCAGAAAATGTACCGTGACCGGTGGTTACGCCAAAGTTTCCTTGTACGGTGATTCTTTTGATCACTCCAAAGAAAAATCCGTCCATTACTTAGTTCTTATGTCTTTCAAAGAACAAACATATTTCCAAGGTGCAGAGGTAAACCACATAGATGGTAATAAACTAAACAACAGACTTGAAAATTTAGAATTTGTTACGCACACAGAAAATGTCAGACATATGCGAAAAATCAGCACCAGAGACTGGTGCGATACGGCACAGCAGAAAAAAGTGCTACAGTATTCTGTAAACGGAACATTTGTCGCAGAATATCCAAGTGCGCACAAAGCTGGAGCCCCATTTGGTAGCACGGGATTTAAAGCTATATCAGCCTGCTGCCTAGGCCATCACAAACACTATCAAGGATTTATCTGGAAATACAAATCGGCAGATTTAATTGAAAATGAAGTATGGCGAACCATAATTATAAATTCGGTGTCTGTCAAAGTCTCAGACATGGGCAGAATATGTTCCAACCGGAACATAATTACATGGGGGCATAAGGGTCCCCATGGCTACATGGTACATACTGTCAAAGGTAAAAAATATAAAGTGCATCGACTTGTAATGATGGCATTTGCGCCGGAAAACTACAGTCAGCACTTAGTGGTCGACCATATCAATCGCGACCGGGCAGACAATAGGGCTGCTAATTTAAGACTTGTTACAATGCGCGAAAATGCAAGATTTGCATCAGCAAAAGCTGTGATTGCGAAGCACATCACATTAGACATAGTGAAGACCTACGATACTATCGCAGATGCGGCAGCCGAACTTGATCTATGGAGGTCTGATATCTCTAGAGTGTGCAAAGGCATCATGCACAAAACTGGCGATTGGACGTTTTCCTATAAAGGAGAAGAGGCCGCAATCTCTCAGAATTCCTCTACTATATAGCGAAAGTCGCCCCACGCAAGATCTTTATTGGCTACAGTCTCGGACTTTATTTGATTCCAGAGACTTTCGTTACTTCCAGCCATCTGGTAGCCTCTGCTATGAGTAAGATGTATACCCGCT